TAGACCTATTGTAGAATTTATTCCAGATTTGCAATTATATAAATTTGGTACTACTGCAATTCCTAACGTTGATTTAATTGATACTTTTACAACTAACATCTTTAAAACAATTGAACAAGAAGACGGATACGATATTGATCAGATTACAGTAGAAGAAGGATTTAGAGTTGTTTTTAATGCAGATTCTGATCCTGCAATACGCGGAAAAGTTTTTAAAGTTAACTTTGCTAGATTTGGCGATAGGTTTAAGATTAATTTAACACAAGAATCAGATATTCCTGTTGTTGGAACATCTGTTCTTATCAAGAAAGGTATTGAACACGGCGGTTCTTCTTGGTTTTATAACGGCATTACTTGGGTTAAAGGACAACAAAGAACAAAAAGGAATCAAGCTCCATTATTTGATTTGTTTGACGAAAACGGAATAAGCTATAGTAGTAGTGAATATACTACTGATTTTAAAGGAAATGCGTTATTTGGATACGGAGTAGGCACCGGCCCCGTTGATCCTGTGTTAGGATTTCCGTTAGCTTATAGAAATACAGGTATTGAAGGCACTTATCTTTTTAAGAATTATTTTGCAATAGGATCTATTCAATTAGTAAACGCAGATCAATCAGCTACAATTTCAACTGCTCAAACATATTTTAAAATTAATAGTGATAATGGCACAACAGTTTCTAATATATGGTTGTCGGTAGAACCTTACGAAATTCCAAACGTAAATGGAATATATGACACACCACTTAATTTAACAAATAATCCTTCTAATAAAAATATTACAGAATTTACATTAACTGAATTATCAGACCATGTACGCTCTATGGTATCTAGAGATCCAGAGTTTAAGGGAGATTTTCCTGGAGTAAGTAATCTTAAAGATTTACCATTTATTACTCGATTTGGTACAAAACTTATTACAAATATAAATCCGTTAAGTTTTGCCCAACATTTTATTACAGACAATGATAATTCTGTTATTAATGCAATGCGCCTTGTGGGAGAAAATTATCAGACTTTTAAATTTAATCTTATAAAAACAATCAGCGACTTAAATGATAATTTGTCCCCCATTGATGCACTAGATGAAGCATTAAGAATTTTAAATCAAAACAAAACTACTACATTCCCATATTATAGTAGTGACATGGTTCCATATGGAGTAAGCCCAGTTATTCGAACTTATAGGATTACTGATTCTCGAAAGACAAAATATGCTCTTCCGCCCGATGCAAGTGTAACAATATTAAGTTCTAGGGGCCTGTTAGTATATCTTAATACAACACAATTGATAAGAGGTCGAGATTATAAATTTGATTCTTACGATGCTAACGTAGAAATTTTAGTTCCTATTGTCCGAGGAGACGTTATTACTATTAAGGATTATCCTACAACTGATGGTAATTTTGTTCCTCCTACTCCTAGTAAATTAGGATTATACCCTGCATACGAGCCTGCTATCTTTGAAGATGATTCTTATATTAACGGACCTAAAACTGTTATTCAAGGTCATGATGGCAGTATTACGATTGCGTTTGGTGATTATCGAGACGAAATATTATTAGAATACGAAAAACGAGTTTACAATAACATTGGAACAGAATACAGAGCTGACATTTTTGATATCACTGCAATTTTACCCGGCGTATTTAGAAATTCTAAATTTTCTTATAGAGAAGTAATTAATCCAGTTTTACAAGATTTCCTTAAATGGAAATCAACATTCGGAGTCGAAATAGAAAAAAATCTAACATTTGATGTTAACGAACCTAAAACCTATAATTACAGTTCAGTAAAATTATCATCAGGCGATTATCTTCCTGGAAATTGGAGAGCAATATTCAAATTATATTTTGATACTGATCGTCCGCACATTGCTCCTTGGGAAATGTTAGGGTTCAGTGTTAAACCAGCATGGTGGGAATCCGAATATGGTCCTGCTCCATATACTTCTGGCAACACAAAATTGTGGGAAGATTTAAAATTAGGAAAAATTGCACAAGGTACAAGGAAAGGGTTTGACCTTAACTATGCAAGACCGGACTTAATTAACATTTTGCCAGTTGACTCTTACGGTAATCCAATTCCAATTAGAAATTGGGGAATTTTAAACGCTAATAGTTCAGTTGATGGTATAACTAATAATTGGAAATTTGGGGACATGGGTCCTGCTGAAACTGCATGGAGGAGAAGTAGCTATTGGCCTTTTGCTCTACAAATAATTTCTGCACTTACTAATCCGGCAACTTACACTGCTTTGATGTTTGACACAAGTAGAATAGTTAAAAATGCCGTAGATAAATTGGTCTATAGCAATGACAACCTTCCTATCAATTCTTCTAAAGTTATACTTCCATATGAAACAATAAATGGACAAAAACAATTTGCAAGCGGTTATAGCGTTATTGTTATTGAAGCAGGGCTAATTAAAAATTCTAATTATATTAAAAATTTAAAATTAGAATTAACAAATGCTGAATTTAATCTTATGAATAAAGTTGGCGGATTTGTTAGCAAAGACAAATTAGAAGTTGTGATCGATTCTGTTAATCCTAACAGCATTAATCCTGGAATATTATTGCCTACAGAAGATTATTCTATACATTTTAATGTAAGCAACCCTATCGATACAATTGAAATAAGCGGAGTTATTGTACAAAAAGTACAAGGCAATTATATTGTAAGAGGGTATGATAAGACCAATTCATATTTTAAAATTAATGCCCCTATTCGACAACAAGTGGATCCATACATCACTGTGGGTGCTATTTCTGAAGATTATACCGTGTGGAGTCCAAATACGTTTTACTCTATTGGTCAAGTAATTTTAAACGATAATGTCTTCTATAGGGTGTCTTCAAATCATAGTAGTGGTCTTATCTTTGATACCTTAAATTCTCAAAAGTTATCAACTTTGCCAACAATAGGCGGAATTACTGCACAACTATCAACAGGATTCGAAGATACTGAAACTACTATCCCATACGGAACATTGTATCAAACTCCGCAAGAAGTTGTAGATTTCTTATTAGGGTACAGTCGTTATCTTACAAATAAAGGATTTGTGTTTGATGAATATAGTAAAGAATTGGGCGAGCTACTTGATTGGAAGTTAAGCATTAAAGAATTTTTATTTTGGACAACGCAGAACTGGAACGAAGCCAATATAATAACATTAAGCCCCTTTGCAAGCAAAATTAAATTAACAACAAAAAATGCAGTTGTTGATAATGTGTTTAATCCTTATTACGAATATTCAATATATAAGGCAAATGGAGCACCATTTCCGTACTCTGATATATCGTTAAGTCGTGAAGACGGATTTTGTACAATTTCTACTGACAACGAACTAGAGGGTATTTTTTACGCTAAATTAAGATTAGTACAAAAAGAACACGCAATTATTCTTAATAATTTAAGTCGATTCAATGATGTAATATATGACACCGCAACAGGATATAGACAGCGTCGAATTCGTCTTATTGGATTTAGAACAGCAAATTGGAACGGAAATTTTGTTAGCCCTGGCTTTGTTTATGATGATGTTAAAATAACACCTTGGGGACCCTATACAGATTATACAGCAGGTGATGTTGTTGAATATGCAGGAAAATATTATAGTCTAATTAGATCGTTAGCAGGAGAAGAAACGTTTGATTTTTCTAAATGGTATAAGTTAGATAATAAACCGACAGCACAACTAATTCCTAATTTTGAATACAAAATTAATCAGTTCGAAGATTTTTATAGTCTTGATATTGATAATTTTGATATAGGTCAACAACAATTAGCACAGCACCTTATAGGTTATAGTTCTAGAGTTTATCTTGATAATATATTTTTAAATCCAATTGCACAATACAAATTCTTCCAAGGATTTATAAGAGAAAAAGGCACCCTTAATGCTTTAAAAAAATTAGAAAGAGCAAGTGTTCATAACTTACAGGGAAATATTGAATTTAACGAAGAATGGGCATTTAGAATAGGAACGTTTGGAGCATTTGCGGCTCTTAATGAAATTGAATTTCCTCTCAACGAACTAGATTTTGTCGATAATTCTCAAATTGTTAAATTTGTTGAAAAAGCTCCTAACATATCTTACGATCCAACAAATTATATCACTCCAGATAAATTTACAATTAAAAACCCAGAAATTGATATTCTTAATCTCTTTGACACAGTACCGCCGTCGACAAATGAAGAATTGTTAGTATTACCTTATGCTGGTTATGCAACATTAGAAGATGTTGATTATACAGTAGTTTCAAAATCAGAACTTATATCTGGTCCTGTAAATTCTAACATTAAAGTTGGCGATACTGTTTGGGTAGGGTTTGACGATAACGAAGACTGGGGTATATATAGATATTCTAGATTACCTATTGCAGTTAAACAAGTTTATTCTTACCGAGACGGCGAACAAATAAGTTTTATAACAGATAAAAACCACGGGTTAAAAGTGGGCGATGTTGTTGCAGTTGTTCGATTTTCAGATACATTAGATAGAACATATGTTATCTCTGAAATTAATAGATTAGACGAATTTGTAGTAGACTACACCGGCTCAATTCCTGATTTTGTAAGTCAATTTGGTTTATTGTTTAAGTTTGTATCATCTAGATTTGAAACATTTGACGATATTATCAATACAACATATCTTGCAGACTTTAGACAAGGTAAAAAAGTTTGGATTGATAATAATATATCTGGTAATTGGGAAGTTTATGAAAAAACTAACAACTATTTTATAAGTAGACTTCCAAATGTAATTGATTATGATTATGCTAGATACGGACAAGTGGTCAAGGCCGAAGAAAATTCTAATATATTAATTGTTGGTGCACCTGATTACGATGATGGAAATGGGTCGGGTAAAGTATTTGTTTATACAAATGTAAATGGAGTGCTGACCCAACTATTCTATTATGGAGTCAACAGATTCCTTAACCAATATTATAATAATAATCTTTCACCTGCCCCAAAAGGTGGATTTGGATCAGCAATAGAGTATGACCCTATTGACGGATATATTATTGCTTCTGCTCCATATGCGTCCTATATTAGATCAGAAACTTCCGGAAATACACGGTTTGTTTTATCTACCGCTCCTACTAGTTCATACCAAAAAGAGGGACTAGTAGTTATATCGTCGGTAAATTTAGCAAATAATGGAGAAACTCGATATTTTACATTATCTTGTTCTGAACCGGAGAATGGATTAGAATTTGGTAAGAGTTTATATGTTACAAACACAGCAACACACAAATTATTATTTGTAGGAGCTCCTGGTAAATCTTATAATGCAGGCGCAGTCTATTTCTATGATTTAGCAATAGTTAAATCAGTTCCTGATGTATTAACTTTTGATAATAATCTTACTACCTTTGATAAAAATACCTGTCTGTTTGATGCAGTAGGTGCTGTTAAAATTGATACAAACGTTACAGCAACGTCACAAATAAAATTACCAACACCTCCTATTGTTTCTGCTGGTAGTAGATTTGGTGAAGTTATTTCTGGAAATAATTTAGGAACAAGAATAGCAGTATCTGCTCCTCAATATAATAATGGAAATGGTGCAGTCTTTGTTTATAGAAAGAGCTCAACTGTAAATTCTTATACCTTAATTCAAACCTTACTGCATTCTGATGTAGCGCATGGCGGAAAATTTCCGTTGTATTCTAGATTTGGTGCATCAGTAAGTATGACAGACGACGGTAATTGGTTAATTGTGTCTGCTGATTTAGCCGATGATAAGAATGTAGAAAAGGGAAAAGTTGCAATCTATAAATGGTCGACTAGTCTTAATTTATTTGTGTTCTCTCAACTACTACAAAATCCTTCTAGTACTAGAGGTCTTAAATTTGGTCATAAAGTTGAAACAGATAAATCTGGCGAAATTTTAGTTGTATCTGCTCAAGGACCAAATTATTTTTATGGTCTAACTTATGACGATGGGTCTACTACTTTTGATGCCGAGTCAACAAATTTTGGTGCAGTTATAAATGACTCTGGCTCTGCGTATGTCTATAATAGGTACAATGATAAATTTATATATGCAACTGAGCTTTTTGATTATCAAGTTGATGCCGGAAGTTTTTATGGTGCAGATATTGCGGTAACAAGAAATTATGTATACGTTGGAGCACCGTTAGATATAACAACAGGTACTACACGTGGCGGCCAGGTGTTTGCATGGAACGCAATTGACCCATTAGCAAATACGTGGAAGTTAATAAGACAACAGTCTAATTTAGTAGATACTCGAAATATTAAATCTATTAAAACAATTGATTCATTTAACGAACAAGTATTAGATTATCTTGAAATATATGATCCTATCAAAGGATTTATTCCAAGTCCTGCCGAAAACGAATTAAGATATAAGTCTTTGTTTGACCCTGCGGTCTACAATACTGGTACCAATACAAAAGTTAATATTGACATAACTTCTTATTGGGGGAAAGAACATGTAGGCGAGCTTTGGTGGGACTTATCGGCTGTTAAGTACATGTTGTATGAACAGGGCAATATTGATTATAGGCGCAACCTATGGGGAAGTCTGTTTCCAGGAGCATCTATTGATGTATATGAATGGATAGAAAGTGATTTTATTCCTAGCGAATGGGGATTAAGCGCAGATACAACTGCCGGCATTGCTCTAGGTATAAGCGGTACTCCGAAGCATTTAGATGATTCTGTGTACGTTGAAGAACAAATTTATAGTCCTATATCTGGACAACTTATAAGCAAATACTATTTCTGGGTTAAAAATTCAATTTTAGTACCAAGCAGGCAAGGTAGAAATATTTCTGCAAACGAAGTAGCCGGGTATATAGAAGATCCAAAAGGTTACGGTTTAAGATATCTACAAGTTCATTCTGCAAATTCTTTATCTGTTGTTAATACTAAAGAAACATTGGTTAACGAAAGAATATTATTGAACATACAATTAAACAATAGTGATTCAAATAAACACTCTGATTGGTTGTTAATAGAAGAAGGATCAGCTAATAGTCTTCCTAATCCATTATTAGAGAAAAAATTTGTTGATAGTCTATTAGGTCGAGATAGTTTAGGAAACGTTGTTCCTGATCCGTCGTTGACAGAAAGACAAAAATACGGAATTCAAATTAGACCACGCCAATCTATGTTTAAAGATAGATTAGAAGCATTAAGGAATCTTATCAGTTATGTAAATGCAATATTTGTTAATAATTTAATTACTGATTTTTATAACTTATCTACTCTTAATCTTAAAGACGAAATTCCTCCGATCACTAGTCGAGCATATGATTTAATTGTAGAAGATTTAGAAAAAAAATTAACTATATCGACTAAAGAATTAGTTCAGGCTGAATTTACAGCAGTATTAACTGATGGAAAAATTACTAATGTTAATATTATAAATTCAGGACACGGTTACGGTAAACTAGATCCAATTGCTTATAATCAGGCCGGTGAACCAATTTTATGGCATGGTCCAGATATTACAATTGACAATGATACCAACGGGGCTATTATTAATACAGAAATTAATAGTGTAGGGTCAATTATTAATGTAATAATTAAAAATTCAGGGAAAAACTATAATACTCCTCCTGTTTTAGTAGTAAGACCGTATACTTTAATTGTTCAAACAGATTCTGACTCAAAAGGTCGATGGACAAAGTATGCGCTAATTAACGGCGACTGGGAAAAAATACAAACTCAAAGCTACGATACTACATTGTATTGGGATTATATAGATTGGGTATCACCAAACTATAACCCTAATCAAGCGATTAGTGCAACTCTTGATCAGATATATCAAATACCAGAAATTGAAGTAGCGACAAATGAGTATATAAAAATTAACAATAACGGTGCTAACAGATTTATTATCCTTAAGAAAGTTGAACTAGGAACGTTAGGTACATATAACAATAATTTTGATATAATGTACAGCGAAAAGGGAACTATTAAGATTAAAGATAGTATATGGAAGTTATCTGATTCACAGTTAGGGTTTGATCAAATATCACCGTATGATGATACGTTCTTTGATCAAACTCCTGATGTAGAGTTAGAAAAAATTATATATGCTCTTAAGAATGATTTGTTCACAGACAATTTAAAAGTCTATTGGAATAAATTCTTTTTTGCAGGAGTTAAGTACGCACTAACAGAACAAAAATTTATTGACTGGGCATTTAAAACAAGTTTTATTAATGTTAAAAATATAGCTGGAGAGTTGAATCAACGACCAATTTATAAATTTCAAGATTCTCAGTGGTATGAAAATTATCTCGATGAAATTAAACCATTCCATACTAAAGTAAGAAATTACAAGTTAAGTTATTCAGTGACAGATCCTTCACTAACCTTTGCAACTGATTTTGATCTTCCTGGCGTATACGATAAAACAATAGGCAAGTTTAAACCATTATCGGCCGGTGATATTGAAGCTCAACAATATCCTTACAAAGGCTGGTTTGACAATTATAAACTTCATTTAGATAGGATAATTCTTGTCAATGCTGGTAAGGGATATACAGAAACTCCTCAAGTTCAAGTAATTCCTGCATTAGGTGAAACTGTTACAAGGCCAGCAATTGTAAGAGCAGTATTAAGTGGCGGTAGTATATTAGATTTTGAAATTTTAGATTCAGGAGAAGGATATATTACTAACCCTACAATTCTATTTGTAGGTGGCGGTGGCGCAGATTATACTCCGGCCAAAGCTACTGCTGTTATGTCTAACGGAAAAATAAGAACTAATCTTATTTCTCTAAAATTTGATAGAATATCAACAAATAGAGAAGTGGGATCAAAATTAGCAACTGATCAATTTACTGTTGTGGGAAATGAAAACGAATTTGTTTTATCGTGGCCTGCGCTATATGACAAGACTAATATTACGTTAAAAGATAACGGTATTATTGTGTTATCTTCAAACTATATACTTGAGAATTTTTCATCAAAAGTTAACGGTTACAGTAAACAATTTACAAGATTAATTCTTAATTATACTCCGGATCTAGGACATATAATTTCTATTACATATCCAAAAAGTCTTAAAATTTATCAAGCATTTGATAGGATACAAGACTATTATAATCCGTTGCCAGGAATGCCAGGTAAGGATATAACTACTGGATTTTCTCAATTAATGAAAGGAGTAGAATATCCTGGAACTGAAATTTCAACACAGGCGTTTGATAACAGTTATCCATGGGACGGTGATCCATGGGGAGAAATTCCTTGGGATATCTTAAATTATTCAGTTACGGGATATATTCCAACTAGGGCAAATCTTCCTAGTTCGTATTCAGGTAGCATAGGCGATAGTTACATGACCACAGACAACAATCACAAATGGGAATGGTCTGGTACTACATGGATTGACAGGGGCGAAATTAATAAAGACCTTGACACTCTTATTGATGGCGGCAATTTTATAAAAACGTTAGCTGGTGGATTTGCCACTGCGGCAGGCACAACTGCTACTGACGTTATTCTTGACGGTGACGAATTTATATCTCCTTATAGGAGTCATGCTCCTGAAGAGTCTATTCCTGGTGAAGTTCATGATTCTCTTGCTATAGATGTCTTTACACGACGATCTTCAGGTAGTGGAATGATCTATACCCTAGTTCAAGATGTAGTAGCTGGCCAACCTACTACAATCCAGTTAACTATTAAACCTCCAAATTATGATTCAGTCACTGTTACGTTAAATCATACATTATTACAACCTCGAGTAGATTATAGTATTAATTTCCTTGACAATTCCTTGTTTGTCGTGCAAAAAGCGGTAGGAGGCACACTTGAAGTTACCTATATGGAATTTGGAGGCACCGGTTTCTTAAGCAAAGATTCGGCTGTTGTTGAAGGGGAAGCTGAGGGAGCGGTTATAGGTTCTTGTGCATTTAGAGATGTTAAGAGTGTATTTGTAAGTGTTAATGGAGTAAGAATATACCCTCAAGGAACGTTCTATGCTCAATTGCAATATTTTGAGTTAACTAAAGCAGATGCTAAAAACAGTGCTAGAGCAAAAGTTACAGTATACGGATTAGGTATAGGTGAACCTAACACAATTACGGCTATATTCTTTAATGGTGATAAAAAGTTTAGTGAGATTAAAGAACAAGTTTGGCTTAATTTAGATAATAATAATAGAGATGTTGCCTTATCTCAACCTCCAGGCCTGCTTGGTCCTGCTTCTGCAAATTCTATTGTAGAATTAAACAGAAGAAGACTTGTTCCTCCTAATACCACTTATTATGAGATAACAAACTTATCTCAAACACAATTTGATATTAATACTCGAAAAGTTTATCCGGCTAACTCTTTTGATAATACAATTATTGAAGTTTATAAGAACGGAATAAAACTCTCAATTGGCCAATATGAACTTAACCAATACTACAATAGAGTTGAATTTGCAGACAACTTCTTTAATTTGGGCGATGTGTTAGCAATTACTTCTATTGTTGATTATGATTATGTAATAAGAGGCAATGTTCTTACCATCTCGGAGAGAGTTGATATTACAGGCTCTAATAGATTCAATGTTCTTAATGAACCCGGTTATGACGGAGTTACATATCTTCGAGCTATTACATTCACTAATCAAGATAACAGTTTTATAAGAACTGAAGTGTATGAAGCAAATAGTTCAAGAATTTATAAACTCACTCGAGTGGTAGTAAATGATAACTTTGTTTGGGTATCTATTGGAGATAAAGTTTTAACTAGCGGATATGATTTTGAAATAATGGAAGATTTAAGAACAATTCGTATTGATCCAGATATTCCTTATAACGAAGGCGATCAAGTTATTATTACTAGTTTTACTGAACAAGTGGCTAGCCTTACAATTGGATATAAAATATTTAGAGATATTTTAGGCAGAACACATTATAAGAGATTGAGCTCTGCAGAAACTACATACCTAACTGAAGCATTGTTACCTACATCTACAACAATTAAAGTTCATAATGGAGCAATATTACCAACACCTGCATTAGAATATAAAACACCCGGTGTAGTATTTGTTGCGGGAGAACGTATCGAATATTTAGAGAAACACGGAAATGTCCTATCTAAATTGCGTCGAGGAACATTGGGCACTGGAGTAAAAGAACAGTACGGAGTCGGAACTTGGGTAGTTGATCAAAGCAAGACCCAAACTATTCCATTTGCAGAATCTGTTATCACACAAACATTCACTAATACTAGTGTTATAAGCACATTTACTCTAACTCATAATAAATTTATATTTGCTAACGATGTTATACCACACGATGCTATAGAAATATTTGTTGGCGGAGTAAAATTAGAAAAGCCGTTGCAAACTGGTAACTACCGTGTAATACATGACGGGACTTTATCGTTTGACTCGGGTGTAAATGATACAATTTTAGAACCGGATTTTACAATTACAACCAGCACACAAACATTTGGAACTATGTATACAGTCAGCTTGTTAAAACCAGTTGATCCGCATTTAACTATATCTGTAGTACAACGTAGATCAACAACTTGGTATGATATAGTTCCTCCAAGTTTTACAGCTTCCTTATTTGATCAAAATACTGTACCTGCTACATTTATTAAACAACGAGAAGCTATTACCCCCGATCGATTCTCTTATGGAGGCGATTCTGTTTTACGTTTAGATGATGGAACCGCTCTATTATTAGATGACGGACGAGAAATTAAAGAGTATTAAAGGATTATAAAAATGGCCGCAATTTCACAACTACCAAGAACAACTTCAATAACAGGTAACTCCCTCTTTATTGTCACTGAAAACGGAGTATCAAAAGTAGTTTCCTTTGATTTTATCAAAGCAAATATAACTGGATTTTCTGGATCTTTTGGATTCATAGGAAGTGCAGGACTACAAGGATTTGTAGGATCAGCTGGTTTAGGTTATACAGGTAGTACAGGACCAAAAGGTGACACTGGTTCTCCTGGCGGTTATACAGGTAGTGTAGGCCGGGGACTTGTTGGATATATAGGAAGTCCGGGGTTTATTGGACGAGACGGCTATGTAGGAAGTGAAGGACCTAGAGCGTATACAGGTAGTCAAGGCCCGGCAGGTGAATTTGCAGGTATGGGCTATGTAGGCAGTCAGGGAACTCAAGGTAATCTAGGTTATACAGGCAGCGCCAGTAGTGTAATAAATTTATCTGGGTTAAGCCAAAGCATAATTCCTTCTGCTGCATTGGCGTTTGATATAGGTACTACAACTACTTTTTGGAGAACTGGCTATTTTTCCGCAGTAGTTGCAAATTATGTCGTCGACTACCTTGGCAATTCTTTAGTGGGCGGAGCTAACGGTTATACCGGTAGTAGGGGCGGCGGCTTCGTCGGTAGTGCAGGTCCACAGGGTGATCCTGGTTCGCCCGGCGGTTATACCGGCAGTGCAGGTACAGCAGTGGCGTATGTAGGTAGTCAAGGTGCTGCCGGCAGTCCTGGCGGTTTTATGGGCAGTAGGGGCTATATTGGTAGTCAAGGATATGCCGGATCGACTGGTCAAGGATTTGTTGGTAGTAAAGGTTACTCTGGCAGTTTTGGATTTGTGGGTAGTTTAGGACCTGTAGGGTATACAGGAAGTCCTGGAACCGGCGGCGGCGGAGTTGGATTAACCAGCAGACAAACTTTGTCCGGAGTTACTGGATCGTTAGCAAATAGTGCAACTGGAACATTTACAATTAACGGATATAAATCATATGCATTACTTAAAGTTCAAACGAGTGCGGCAGCATGGGTAAGAATATATTCAAGTTTAGCCGCTCAAGCAAGTGATGCAAGTCGTACTAGCTTTACTGAACCTCTTCCTGGTAGCGGAGTAATTGCAGAAATTATTACAACGGCTGCTGCCACTCAGTTAATAACTCCGGCAGCAATAGGATTTAACGATGATAGTCCTGCGGCCAGCACAATCTATTTACGAGTAACAAATCAAAGTGGTTCAACAGCGGCTATTACTGTTACATTAACAACATTACAACTTGAGGCTTAAAAATGTCTAATTTACGAGAATATGTAATAACTCTACATAAACATGAAGACCTTGATGAGTTTTACCTAGATATGGAAACACTTCGTACAACTATGTACGGAGTTATGCCAGAACGAGCAGTAGACTGTTTTGAGCGCCGGCCGATTAGTAGAAATACTCATTATAAATTAACAGCTGATGAAGTAGAAGAATTAAAAAAAGATCCGAGGATACTAGCAATTGAATTATCAATGGCCGAAAGAGGCATTGAAGCAAGACCGTTTTTTACTCAAACAAACCCATATTGGGATAAAAGTAATACCATAAACAACGGTCACCGAAATTGGGGACTATATAGATGTACTCGTTCAGGACAAATTACAGGGTGGGGATCTGATAATACTCCTAACAAGTCAGGAACAGTAACTACAACTTCGAGCGGAAAAAATGTAGATGTAATTATATCTGACGGTCATTTTGATCCAGCTCATCCAGAATATGCAGTTAATTCGGACGGAACTGGTGGAAGTCGAGTTAATCAATTTAATTGGTTTACATATCTTCCTGAAGTTAGAGGAACGGCCGCTGGCGTGTATACATATACGCCTTATTTTAATGTACTTAATAAAACTAATGAAGAAAATAATCACGGGGCGCATGTAGCCGGAACTGCGTGTGGTAATACTCAAGGATGGGCAAGGGACGCTACTATATACAACATAAATCCTTATGCTTCAAACCCAAATGCTAATGCTACTGGTGACTTCCATTTTGATTATATTAGACAATTTCATTTACAAAAAGCCATCAATCCTGAAACAGGATTAAAAAATCCAACAATAGTTAATTGTAGTTGGGGGAATACTATTGGTATCAACATATCAGATATTCAAAAACTTTTTCATCGAGGAGTTACAAC